GAAAGAATTATACATCATTTAGTGAAGGCGAAAAGCAACGTATCGATTTGGCATTACTCTTTACTTGGAGACAAATAGCTAAAATGAAAAACTCAGCAGCAACTAATTTGCTGGTTTTGGATGAAACTTTTGACTCTTCATTAGATCATGATGGTATTGATAATTTGACTAAGATTTTAAACACTTTGGAAGATGGAACAAACGTCTTTATTATATCACATAAAGGCGATATTCTTGAAAATAAGTTTAGATCTAAGATTGAGTTTACTAAGGATAGAAACTTCTCTAAGATCAAATAGTTATAAGTATATAACAAAATAATATAAAAAAAATCACTTTTTTTCACAAAAACTGTTTACAATGCCTCTTGTTTGTGATATAATATACGTATATTGAAAAGGATCATATTATGTATAACAACTCAAGCCTACCAAAACTTCTAGCCAAAGAGAACATTACTATTAGACATGGTAATTATCAGACTCCTTGGTTTGATATCAAAAACAGAGTACTTGGTCTTCCATTATGGAAGGACATGGGTAAAGACGTTTATGATCTTTTTGTTGGTCATGAAGTTGGTCATGCATTAGAAACACCATACGAAGGCTGGCATGATAGTCCAGAAAAACTAGCAGGTTGTCCTAGGTCATACATCAACGTTATTGAAGACGCTAGGATTGAGAGAAAAGTAAAAGCTAGATACCCAGGTCTTGTTGGTCCTTTCGCAAGAGCATACGCAAAATTATTTGATGATAACTTTTTTGGTACTGATAATATTGATGATCTATCCAAGCTAAAAGTTATCGATAAAATTAATCTTCAAGCTAAAGTTGGTGCTCATCTTAATTTAGAATTTAACGACCAAGAACAAGAGTTTTTGGATAGAGCTAACTCAACTGAAGACTTCCAAGAAGTTTTGGAGTTAGTTAAAGACATCGTGGCTTATGACAAAACTCAAAAGGAAGAAGAGCCAGAGCCTGAAAGCGATGAACCAGAAAACGAAAATGACGAAGGTACTGAATCAGAAGAAAGCGATTCTTCTAATGATGGCGAAGGTGATCAAGAAAACCAAGAAGAAACTGAATCACCAAGTGTCGGTGGCGATGAGGCTGAAGACGAAGAAGATGATTCAGAACAAAAGCCACAAAAAGGAGCTGGTGGGGATGTTTCAATTACTGACGAAGCCTTTAGAGCTAATGAGTCTTCTTTACTTGATGTCGATCAAAATGGTGATCAACTTTTAGTTGTTGAAGACATTAACAAAGCAGTAAAGAAAAGAATTGTTATACCTTATGCTGAAGTCAAAAAACAAAGAGAAGATGCAAAGCAAAATTTACATTCGAGTCAAGTTAAAGAAATTGAAATTGCTGAAATGGATTTTCCTAAAGCTATTAAAGACATAAAAAGAAATGTTGCTATTGCTGTTAAAGAATTTGAAATGAGAAAAGCAGCTACTCAATGGGCTAAAGCTTCTACAGCAAAGACTGGTGTTATTGATGTTAATAAGCTTCACTCGTACAGAACCAGTGACGATATCTTTAAACAAACAACAAGATTATACGATGCCAAAAGCCATGGTATGATTATGATGATCGATTATTCTGGATCTATGTATGATTCTTTACCTCGTGTTTTAGAACAACTTATTCACTTGGTTCTTTTCTGTAAGCAGGTAAATATACCATTTGACGTTTATGCATTTACTACAACAAACGATGCTTTAAACTTTTACAATCTAAGAGATGAAGGCCTATTATTAGATGGTGATATGGATCTAGACAATATTGCGCTTCCACTATTAACATCATCAAAGCTGAAAAAGAAAGATTTTGATGAATCAGTTAAAGCTCTTTGGTTGAGGTCTAAAGTTTCTCAATGGACTGGTCGTGAGATGATTGGTAAAATTGAAGACTTTGGGTCAACACCTCTTAACCAAGCTTTGGTTGTGGCGCATGATCTTGTCAAAGAATTTAAAGTTAAAAACCAAGTTGAAAAAATGAACTTGGTTGTACTTTCTGATGGAGAATCTAATTCGCTTCAAGCATATAGCGATAGCAAACTTGAAGGTAACAAAGTTGATACCAGAGGTTCATACAAAGGTGTTAATCTTATTGTTGATCGTAAAATTGTTAAAGCTGAAAGTAATAGAGATGTAGCGCAAGCATTACTTGAGAATATTGGTAAAAGATATGCAACCAATACTATTGGATTCTTTATGGCTGATGACAATAGAATGTTTAACCACAAAATTTCTCAGATTCATAACAGCTGGGATGACAAATTCAGAAATGAAGCTAATAAAGAATACAGAAAAAACAAGTGTGTTGTGCGTAAAGACGCACTTGGATACAAAGAATTTTACTTGATCAAAGGTGGTAATAAGCTATCGACTGAAAACGATGAGTTTGGCGTTACTTCAGATCAAACTAAAAACCAAATGGCTAATGCTTTTAAGAAATACTCTAAGAGCAAAAAGCAGAACAAAGTACTTATGACAACCTTTGGTAGGATTGTAGCTTAGTGAAAAAAAGTGAAAAAAAAGTGATTTTTTTTCAAAAAACAGTTTACAATACGCTAAAAGTATGTTATAATATATCTATTATTTGATGAGGAACTACATTATGAAAGATTTGAAAATATCAACCCAAAACATTCTGAAAGAATTGGCCACGAACTATCCTGACCAAACTTCGTTCAGAAAAAACGTAATCGAAAGCACTGGTAAAGCTATGGGCTATACTGGTAAAGATTACAATCCATTAATGCAAAAAGAAAATAGAGTTAAAATAGGTACATATGACCTAAGCGCTCTGCTACAAACTTTGGAAACTAACGTGGTAGAAATATCGCCAAAGGCAAAAATGCAATCAATTGTTAATGAAGAAAAATCATTTGCTAAAGCTGATCCAACATTCGTTCCATGGGGCGCTTTTAGTGATGTTGTTAAAATTGTTAAATCGCAAATGTTCTATCCGGTTTACATTTCTGGTCTATCTGGTAATGGTAAAACCTTTATGGTAGAACAAGCATGTTCTAAACTTAATAAGGAGTTCATACGTGTTCAAATCAATCCTGAAACAGATGAAGACGATTTGTTGGGAGGTTTTAGACTTATCGATGGAGAAACTGTCTTCGCTAAAGGTCCGGTTCTCAAAGCTATGGAGAACGGTGCGGTTCTATTACTCGATGAAATCGATAGAGCTACAAATAAAATTATGTGCTTGCAAGGTATACTTGAAGGCAAGCCTGTTGTCGTTAAGAAAACGGGTGAAACAATTACTCCGGCGCCTGGATTCAATGTTATAGCAACAGCTAATACCAAAGGTAAAGGCTCAGAAGACGGTAGGTTTACCGCTGCTTCTATTATTGATGAAGCTTTCCTTGAAAGGTTTACAGTTGCTATTGACCAAAAGTTTCCATCACCTTCGATTGAAACTAAAATTCTCAATAATCACATGGCTAAATTCGGAGCTGATGATACAGACTTCGTTGAAAAGCTAGTGACTTGGGCTGATATTATTAGAAAGACTTTTTATGATGAAGGAGTTGATGAAGTTATTTCAACACGTAGACTTTGTCACATTGTTCAAACCTACTCTATTTTCAACAATAGGGCTAAGTCAATAGATCTATGTATTGCGAGGTTTGACGAAGATACAAAGTCTGCGTTCCTAGATCTTTACAGTAAAGTCGACGCTGGCATTGAGGTTGTTGAAGCAACAGAAGCTGAAATGCCAACGCACGAAGAAATTTTTGGAGAATAATATGGCAAAAAAGAAAACATCAATAGACTATAAATTCCGTGAAGACGAGCTCATTGCGGAATTTAGTGAGTACATTGATAAAACTTATGGTGGCCACTATGGACAAGGTGGTCTCCAATCATCAGAGGTAATCATTGACCGTGGTCATGGTATTGGTTTCTTCTTAGGAAATGTTGATAAGTATAATGGTAGATACGGAAAGAAAGGCGATCCATCAGATCATCGTAAAGACTTGATGAAAATTATCCATTATGGTTTCCTAGCATTATTTGAACATGACCGAAAAAATAATTTTTAAAAACGTTTACATTATGACAAAAATGTGTTATAATATACTATTAACTACAAAGGTACAATATGAAAATCTCAAGTGATACAATAAACATCCTGAAAAATTTCTCAGGAATTAACGCAAACCTAGTTTTTAAACCAGGCAAAGAGCTTAAAACTTTGTCTGAAGCTAAAACTATTATGGCATCAGCTTCTATTTTGGAAGACTTTCCAGTAGAATTTGGTGTATATGATCTCAACGAATTCTTGTCTCTGCATAGTCTTATGGATGACCCAGAGCTTGATTTTTCAGATAAATATCTCACAATGTCTGATGGTTCTCAAAAGATTAAATATTTCTATTCAGAAATTGATATTCTTACACAACCAACTAAAGACATTAATATGCCGGAATGTGAAGTTGTACTTGATATTTCGTCAGCAAACCTAGATAAAATTCGAAAAGCTGCAGCAGTTCTTGGTCATTCTGAACTAAGCTTCAGCGGCCAAGGTGGCGAAGTTATAGCTTCTGTATTTAATGAAAAAGATTCAACAGCTAATACTTTTGATATTAATCTAGGTACTACCTCAACAGAAACTTTTAATTACGTGTTTAGTATTTCTAATTTGAAAATGCTACAAGGTGATTATAAAGTATCGATCTCTTCAAAGCTTATTTCTAATTGGAGAAACGCTGATAATCCTTTGGATTATTTTATAGCTTTGGAAAAATCGTCAAGTTTCGGTGTATAAATAATTATGCACAGAAAAAATTCTCATAATAATATGAGGATAATATTGGAAATGCCGAATGGTCGGGTTTTCATTAATTAGTCTACTTTGCAAAGGAGAAGAAAATGACTGAAGAAGTAAACGCAGCAGTAGATGCTGCTCAAGAAGGTGAGGCACCTCAATTGTCTCTGCAAGATATCGCTACTATGGCACAAATTATCGATATTTGTTCTAGACGTGGCGCTTTCGAAGGCCAAGAGCTTGAAGCTGTTGGTGGAGTAAGAAACAGAGTTGTAGGGTTCCTACAAGCTGCTGCTCCTAAAGATGAAGTTCCTGAAGGCGCAGTTCCTGCAGGCGATGATCTTCCTGAGGAAGTCGAAGCTGAAGAAGCTTAATGTCGAACTAGCTTATCGCGGAGGTAGCTCCTCCGCATTTTATTAATTTTATTATGAAGGATATTATTATGGATCGAAATGAATGTTCCCGCTTGATTGAAGCACTTAAAAAAGGTACAGTAACTGTTACCTTTCAAAAAATTGACTCAGACGAAATACGAGTCATGCCCTGTTCTCTTAACCCTGCTGTTCTAGAAGCCAATGGTGTTAATTCCACTGTTGATTCTATCAGTCCTGATTCTGAACACTTAGCTGTTTGGTCTTTGGATAAAGACGCATGGAGATCATTCCGTGTATCAACAGTTCTTGGTTGGGAGGTACTATAATGTCAGAATTTCTTTGGGTTGAAAAATATCGTCCACAAAAAATTAAAGATTGTATTTTACCAAAACACATAAAATCCACCTTTGAAGATATTGTTAGAGGAGGTGACCTACACAATATGCTTCTTACCGGCACTGCCGGTCTTGGTAAGACTACAGTCGCAAAGGCTTTATGTAACGAACTTGAACTGGATTATCTTCTGATCAATGGATCCGAGGAATCTGGCATTGACACCTTACGTAATAAAATTAAACAGTTTGCATCATCTGTTTCTCTTCAAGGTGGCTACAAGGTAGTCATCTTGGACGAGGCAGACTACTTAAATGCACAATCAACTCAGCCAGCTTTGCGTGGGTTTATTGAAGAGTTTAGTAATAACTGTCGATTTATTCTTACGTGTAATTTTAAAAATCGAATTATTGATCCCTTACATTCTCGTTGTACAACAATTGAATTTAATGTTTCTAAAAAAGATTCAGCTGCTCTATGTGGCCAATTTCTTCATAGGGTTGGTGATATATTGGAAAATGAAAATATTACCTATGACAAAAAGGTAGTTGCTGAATTAATTATGAAACACATGCCTGATTGGCGTAAAGTTCTTAATGAATTACAAAGATATTCAGCCAGTGGCGTAATTGATAGTGGCATTCTTGTTTCTTTATCGGAAGTTTCTTTAAATGATCTTATGGCTCATCTCAAAGAAAAAAACTTTAAAGGTATGAGACAATGGGTTTCAAACAATATTGATTCTGAACCAGCAGCAATATATCGTAAAATTTATGACAATATGAATGACTATATTGATCCGCAAAGTGTACCACAGCTGGTACTTATTTTAGCTGATTATCAATATAAGAATTCATTTGTTGCCGACCATGAACTTAACACTGTTGCTTGTTTGACAGAGATTATGGCTGGAGTTAGATTTAAATGAATCCATTCGAATATTTAAACGCAATAAATACAACTAAAAAGGATTTAATGGTTGATGACGTAGCAGAAAAAGCATATAGTCCATTTATGGTTAATCGTGGATTATCTTATTTTCCAGACACGATACTATTCGCAAATGAAATGAATTTAAACCACCATATTGATCATCGTCTTCAATTTGATTTTCTTATAAATATAATTAACAAAAAGAAAAGGTTTTCTAAATGGGCCAAGCCTATGAGTATTGAAAACCTAG